TTGAACGAGCATAAGGCAGACAAGACGTGTGTTCCAGAATGGGCGCACAAATTGATGCTTGACCGCTACGGCATGAAACTCCATTCGTAATGACCGAGACTGTTTACAAACCAGTGAAGAGCGTGTCTGGACTTGAATGTAGCCGTGACGGGCATTTCCGATATAAAGGTAAGCCGAAGAAGCCGATCGTATGCCATACCGCTACAGGTCGCAGGGCTACTGTACGTCTTCACATTATGATGCAGGGCAAACTTCATTACTGGCAAGCCGCGAGGTTGGTAGCCGAGACTTGGTTACGAGGCTACGAAGAAGGTGACTACATTACCTACCGTGACGAGAACTGTCATAACATCTGTGCCGATAACCTTATTCTTGAAGACAAGAAAGGCTATTGGCGGTATATGCAGAGAAACGCAAGTCCGAAGCCAGACACCTTGGAGGAAAGAAAGCGGAAATTGCAGTTGGTAGCAGACGAGAGCCTTATGACATTGCACTACTTTGAGACATTGAAGATGGATGAAATAAACCACCATGTGCAGGACTATCTCTATCCCTGTCTTATGAAGTATGCGATGAAGACGCTGCAAATGGGTGAATGCAAGGCGATGGAATGCGTACCAGAAGTTATCGGCTCGATGTACGAGAAAATAATGAATGGTATGTGTCTCTACAACTACGAGCGTTTCTGCAAGAAGATGCTAACCGACATCAAACGCAAAGGAAGATACGGCGAATACTGGCACAAGCTGGTAAAGCCGATTAAGATAGAAGTTGAATCATTAAACTTGGATTGCTTATGGGAAAGGTACAAAGTGACAAAACTCAAATGACATCTTCACACAGGAGGGGCGTAACTGCCTCCCCTGCGTGGGACACGCCGAGTTTGATGATGGAAAGTGCCGAGATAAACGGTGCGAGAAAACTTCTGTGCAAGTTGCAGCAGTGCTTTGAGTTTAGCATGACACCGAGTGTTCCGATGAAATGCCGAGGAAGAGCGACTGGCATTGAAGGTACAGACTATTTCCCTCTTGACAGAAAGTACAGGAAACTTGCAGGTGAAGCGATGATGCGTTTCCTTTTAGAGAGCAAAGACAATGTACGTCGGTGGCTCTACGAGGACTGCCAACTTCTTGCTTTCTATGAGCGAGACAAGAACGGAAAAGTGGTAAGAATCAATATCAAAGCAGATAGGGAATGAGGCTGCAATGATATTGCAGCATACGGAACAACCATTATAGCGATAACGTAACAAATCATGGATAAATTTACATTCGGAAAATACAGGGGTGAATATGTTGATAATATAATTGATACAAACCCTGATTACGTTAGGTGGTGTTTGGCGAATGTATCTTATTTCACTCTCGATGAAGAGCAACAAAAGAGACTTCGAGAACAGCCTACTTGGTTAGACAGGCAATTATCGCGTATCTATCCAGATAATTGTGATGATTACGAAGAAGAGCCTTGGGATGGCTATGAAGCCGATATGAGGGGTTGTTTTGACCCAAATTATTGAAACATTATTTTCCTAATGTGGTATGACAGAAGAGTTAGAGAAAAAAATCAAAAGAGCAATTCGTCTGCTTCAGTCTGCAAGCAAAATCGCAAAGAAACACGGTCAACCTCTCGAAATCTGTTATAGTTGTGGAAAAGATTCTGAGGTTATTCTGGAACTGGCAAAGATGGCAGGGATTGAATATAGAGCAATCTATAAAATAACAACGATTGACCCACCAGGCACTATCAAACACGCTATTGAAAAGGGTGTTGAGTTAGTCAGACCAAAGGAGAGTTTCTTTCAGTTGATACGAAGAAAAGGCTTACCTTCACGTACTGTCCGTTTCTGCTGTCAAGAACTGAAGGAATACAAGATACTCGACTATGCCGTTGTTGGCATACGTAGAGAGGAAAGCAAGAAACGCGAGGAACTTTACAAAGAGCCGGAACAATGCCGTATCTATGCCAACAAAGATGAAGTCAGACAATACCTGCCAATACTGGAATGGACGAATGAAGACGTAGAAGAGTTTATCAAAGAACGTCAGATCAAGTGTCACCCTCTGTACTACGACGAAAACGGACGTTTCGACGTTACCCGTCGTTTGGGCTGTATGTGCTGCCCTCTGGCTTCAAAGCGGAAACGCATCGAAGAGTTTAAGAAGCATCCGTTAATGGTGAGACAGTACATTCGTAATGCAAGCTACTATTTTGACAACCATTATAAGAACAAGAATAGGCAAGGAAAGACGCTGTTTAACAGCGTCTTTGAGTTCTTTACGATGCAGGTTTTTACCGAATCTATGCAAGAGTTTCAAGAGCGTTTCGGGCGCAACCTATTCGACGATGGAATAGACTGCAAAAAGTTCCTTGAAGACTACTTTAACGTCAACCTCGATTTTTGAGTAACATTAGGAAAAGAATGTGGCTTGCAACATTATGAAGGTAATGTGACCTTCAGTAACATTATTCGTGTAATGTTATCCAAAAAGGTCTAATTGTTTTGCTATCCTGCCGTCTTTCATGGTGTACTCTCCAAGACACTCGCGCTTAAATCGTTCTTCAGCCAGTTTATAATATTCTGCATCTATCTCACAACCGTAGAAGTCGAAACCAAGTTTGTATGCGGCTATTCTTGATGGTGCGGAACCAAGGTGAGAATCAAATATGACATCGCCTTTATTGGCAAATGTCCGTAACAGGTACTCATACAATTTCACGTTCTTTGCAGTAGGATGGAATTTGGCTTTGTCGGCATCACCACCACGATTAGCAAGCCTTATCATCTTTGCAGGTTTGTCGAATGAAGTCCAAGCAAATTCGCATTGGCTGAAATTCTCCCACACTTGTTCTTTATCCCAACAGACAAAACACCGACATGGAGGCAGTTCAAAGTAGTTTCCACCCCATATTATCTGATTCTTAGATACTCTGAAAAGTTCATCAAAATACTCTTTCGGTGGTCTGAAATCCCATTGGTGGATATTGCCTCTATTGAGGCTTCTATCTTTCAGGTTACCCCTGCCATGTGTACTCTTTGCAGGAAGTCCGTAAGGAGGATCAACTATTGCAAGGTCAAATCTATTGTCTGGCTGATTTCGCATAAACTCCAGACAATCACAATTATATACTTCACTTTTTATCATAGTTACATTACACGAATAATGGGAGCAAACGAAATACCACATTACCTTCAGAATGTGATTCTGCAAGGTGATTGTTTGGAATTGATGCAGCAGATACCAGACGGTAGTATAGATATGATTTGCTGTGATCTGCCTTACGAGGTTCTGCATAAGAATAACCCAAATGCACAGTGGGATAGACTGATTCCTTTTGAACCTCTCTGGAAACAGTACGAGCGTATCATCAAACCGAATGGTGCAATCGTACTGTTCGCACAGGGTATGTTTACGGCTAAACTGATGCTGAGTAACGAAAAACTCTGGAGATACAACTTTGTATGGGATAAGCAGAGAGTGACGGCATTTCTCAACGCCAATCGTATGCCTCTGAGGTGTCACGAAGACATCTGTGTGTTCTATAAGAAACTGCCTGTCTATCATCCTCAGTACGTCGATGGCGAACCCAATCACTCACGCGGTACAGGAAAGCACAAGCACACTAATTCCTGTTACGGCAAGTACAAACAGGACTACAAGGGCAGGACTTACGATAGTGTGCCGAGAGTGGAATCAACTGTACCAGAAGGCAAGAAGCATCCGAGAAGTATCATAAGTATCAAGAAAGAACATGAAAGTACCGTTTTCCACCCCACTCAGAAACCAGTAGAGTTACTACGGTGGTTGATACGGACGTACTCTGACGCAGATGATGTCATACTCGACAACTGTTGTGGCAGTGGCAGTCTTGGTGTGGCTTGTGTCAAAGAGAAACGAAAGTTTATCTGCATAGAAAAAGACCAAAAGTATTTTGAGATTGCTCAGAAACGAATCAAAGCAGAACTGAGAGAACCGACTTTATTTTAACTAAAACGATAAGAATTATGAGTTACGTTAAACCTTGCAATGCGTTCTGCCCGGATATGGGTTATTGCGCAAACAGAAACGAGAAAGAGTGTGCGGGATTCGAGCCTGTTGACGAAATTGACTTTGACCCGATGGAAGAGAAGTTGGAACGAGCAACATATTAAGGCTATGGAAGAGATTTTGTTTAATGTTGGTGATACCGTTCAGATTACGGGAGCACCAGACAAGTTTGTACTTGGCACATTTGTAACGATTGAGAAGACAGCAAAGACGGAGGCTTTGGTTGTATTTCCGAATGGTGAAAAAGCATGGGTAGATTATTCCTGTTTAGGTAATGGTAAGGATATGGTAAACCACCCATCGCATTACAACCAAAACGGAATAGAATGCTTTGACGTTATTAAGGCTGCTTTAGGTACTGACGGTTTGAGAAAGTTCATGCTTGGAAACAGCATCAAATATCTTTTCCGATGTGAGCACAAAGGTCAGTACATCGAAGACATCAAGAAAGCGAGATTCTACTTAGACCAGGCAATTAGAATACATGAAGAGTCATGAACAGCGAAGAAATAAAGTGGAGTGAAGAGGAATTGCTTGAAATCGTGAGGGAAGTTCCTCTTTCTGTTTTGAAAGACAACTCAAAGATGGAGAGTTGGTATAAGGAGAACGGCTACAACAAAGTAGAGTTGGCTGCTATCCTTACAATGGTTGCAACATCAATGCCGGACTTTAGGCTGATTTCCGTAAAGCCTGATACAGAGCTGACTTTAGGCGAACTCCGCGACTTCTACGAACGTGCACAGGTGCAGTTTATCATTATCCATCGTTGTAACTTTCTCCTGCATGAGTTGATGATTGAGGTTTATGACCTTCTTGAAAAGGAGAAACGTCTGAGGTTCATGGTAAAAAAGAATAGTCAAAAGGCAGAATGTATCTGGGATGGCTACGAGAATCCACGCCAAAAGAACACTCCGAAAGAAGCATGGTTTACCTTGCAAGATCATCTGATAATCACCAAAGACATTCTACAACCGAGGCTCGATAAGGTCTATGAGACAATCAGAGACTACATGATAAGGCTTGGCTGGAGAGATATTGAAGTGAAGGCAAGGATTGAGGTTGCTTTCTTGTTAGGCAAAGTTGCCCGACATAGTTTCCGTGCATTCTTCAAAGAGTTTAAGGATGCCAGTGGCGCAGACTTTTCAAAATGCTTTGAAAGTTCAGACCTACATCAGATGGTGAAGTATTTCGCTATGATGGCTGAGAGTTTGGGAATCAAGACTGAGGCAGATAAGTTTGGGCTTCCAGACATCAAAGGTTTCGATTGCGATGCCAATGTCCGCGTGAAATGGGCATGGATTGACTTCATCAAAGACTTGCAGGACAATGACCTTATGGAGGAAAGTGCATTACGCGCCATTAACCTGAATCCGAAGATCAAAGCTGACTACGAGCGGCAACTTGCGGAAGATGCTCAGAAACAGTTGGATGATGGACTTGACAAACTCAGTGAGAAATTCAAAGTAACAAAACAGAAATGATATGGAAAAGTATGTGATTTTCAGAGAAGACAAAGATAAGCACGGTGTCTATCTCTTTGTGAAGAAATTCGTGCCTAAGAAATGGTTCAGGAAAGAGAAGATTGAGTATTGCATCAGTGCAGACCAGGCAGAGACTTTTGAGCCTGAAGTGATGGCGAAAGTCTGTGAACGTATCAAGCGTGACTTTCCCAATGCAGAGATTATATGTGAGGACTACAGGACTTTCACTGACAGGATGGTTAATCACATATTCTGGGTGATAGGTCGTTGGCGTGAAGACGGAAAAGAAGAGTTCTATTGTGGCAGTGACCAACATGGCAAGCCAGAATATACGAAAGATTTGAACGATGTACGTTTCTCACTCTCAGAAACTTCAATATCCGAAACTTTGCAGACTATCCGCAAGTGTACGCGAGACCGTGCCTACATAAGAATGGTTTTCCTCAGTCTGGAGAATGAGTTGCTGAGTCCGTGCATGATGATTACGTGTACGAGCAAAGGCAATCAGCATACAAAGTATTTCAAGAAGATGGATGGTAACAGACTGAGGCTTGTTGAAACGTCTTTTGCCGCATCCAAATTTGCTTATGAGATAGCCATTCAGATGTGGGAGTATCTTAAACAGCATAACAAGAACTTCTTGTATTCTGTTTTGCCAGATTTCAAGGATAACGTTTCAGCAAAGAACATAGAGCAGTATATGAAAGACCACAAGGTTTCTCGTAGGATTGTGATGGACTTGCAGTTGAAGTTTCTAAATAGAAATGGCAAGAAATAGAAATGACAGAAACGACTCCACTTCGATGAAGCCAAAGAACAGAGTGATGTGTCCTGACTCGATGAAGCAGAAAATGCTTTTTGAGTCAGAACGCAAAGCCAATGACTTCATCAAGTGGAACGGTGGTGAGATAGATACTCACGGTGGTGTGTTGAGACCTTATTACTGCCCTGCTTGTTGCGGTTGGCACATTACTCACAAAGAACATAACAAGGCTTACGATAACAGAACAGAAAGGCTAATCACTGCTTTTAACAGGGTATCAAAGCCTAACAAGAAGATTGATCGTCTTATCCATTCTTTCGATTATGAGGCGGATGCAAGGCGTGTCTTTGCTGATTTGCCTCCAGAAATTCAGGACACAGAGAGCAAAGCACGGCTTAGACGTTATCTGACAGATTATTTCTACGAGAAAGACATCAATGACGATAATGGTTGCCTCAGAACCGCTATCTATAAGATATGGGAAAGTAGGAGGTAGGTATGAAACAAGACACAACAGATTACGAACGGCAAGAGCGTGAGAATGTAAGGAAAAAGAATATCGGTGACTACTTCTTGAAATACTCGCAAGCAGTGAGGCCATGGTTGAAAGAACTGGCTGAGAAATATAAGGCGAAGGGGGAGTTTCCGATGATGCCAATGGTCGTACTGCCGTCGTACTATACCGATGCCAGGGACAAAGAGATTGCGCTGTTTGCCGCTTTGCTGATAAAAGAGGATGCTGAGTTTGAACAGATTCGTGAGTTTCGGGAACTAATCGGGGATAAACCCTGGGAGTGGTTTGAGAAACGGGAGTTTGTGAGGCTTGGTATTGGCAGAGTGCAGGACAGACGGACGGGCGGTGTGATGAACTGGAAGATTGCAAAACTGATGGATAGGCTGTGGGATAATTGTCATATCTTGAGTTATGAGATTCCAACCATTGGATGCAAGGGAACTTTTATCAGACCTATTGGTTTTGAGATAGACCTGATAGCAAAGGCACAGCAGTGTTCGTACTTTGATGTGCTGACGTATCTGGTTGAGGATTGCTGTGTCGGAAACTACGACTACAAACTGAGGCTGCTACTGATGATTGCGGCTGTCTCTGACGGCTTCGGACTTGGATTGTGGAGTGTTGATCCATCCGAGTTGAAAAGTCCGCTCACAACCGATTTACGGACTTTTCTGGCTACGTTCTTTTCAGACTACAAAAAATATGGCAATTCTGACGATGCCATACACTTGTTTGGGTTTGACAGGGATTGCGATTTTTTCTACTGCTATCTGGCTTACAAGGAATTGCAGAAGAAAAAACCAAAGGAGTGTAGTGAGTTTGCTACTACTTATCTGAGGTGGTATGAGATTAGTGCAAGGAAGAAGCCATATCAATTTAGGGCAATTCTTCCTGAGACATAGTTAACGACCAGTGTTTGCATTGGTTCGTCCGCTAAGTATGTGGCTTTAGAGGGGGAGAGACTGATAAAAGTCGCTCCCCCTTGCATTTTTTTGTTTTTAGTACAATGGTATGCCCATTTCGATGCGCTGCTGAGTGGTGTCGCCGCCACCATTAGTACAACCACTAACACAACTGCCAAAGCCAACAGCGACGAAAGCAAAGATTATGGCAATGACAGATAATTGCCAAATAACATTCGGATTGCGCTTGCCATCTTTGTCCTTGGAGAAATACCAAATGACAATAGAGACACATAAGATAACAGGTACTACAACGTACATACTGCCAAAACCAAAGACAGCACCAATCACGAAAAGGATTGCTCCGATTAACATTATAAGATACTCCATATTCTGACGTTTAGATAAATAACGATTCTTTTTTGGGATTTATTGTGCCGACGTACATTTACAAGGTGTGCGTCGGCTTTTCTACTACTCACCGTTGAAGAAATTCATTGCCTCTTCACCGAGGTTGCGGGTGTCGGCAAAGATGTAGCGAGAGGTGATCAGCGTGTTAGTATGGTTCATTAACTTGCTGATGGTGGCGATTGGAACGTCACGCTTTGCCAGTTCTGTGGCTCCTGAACGTCTGGCTGTGTGAGAGCCGATTAGTTCATACTTCTTTCTGACTTGCACTTTGCCATGATAGAATAACTTCACAGGTTCGTCTATGCCGCAGTTCTGACAGATGCGCTTGATGATGCGGTTGAAACTGGCACGTTCAAGCGTTTTCCCACGTTGCTTGAAATACTTGATGAAGTTCTTGTGAAGTGGAACGGTAGTGGCTACGCGGGTCTTCTGAGATACGTAGGTGATGAAGTCACCCTGAATGTTTTCAGCCGTTAGTTGCTGAATGTCTGAGGAACGGGCAAGGCAATAATATTCACAAAGGAACTGTGCCTTGACGTTCTTTTCATTCTCAGAGCGGGGCTTGTAGTTCTCAATGCGTCTGATTTCTTCTGCATTGAGCACGACCTGTTCAGATGGCACACGTTTAGCCTTCAACTCCTTTGCAGGATTCTTGCACGGCACAATATCTTCATCGGCATAACGAGCGAGGAATGCCTTGAGGATAGCGAGATAGGTGCAAGTGGTGTTGCCTGCAAAACTACCAGTGATATACTCTCTTACTTTGGAAAGATTGAGTGTTGTCAAATCCTGCCATTGTACTTCTTTGACACCGATTGCTTCACGCATGAAACGGAGAATCTGGATTCTGCCCGGATTCGTCCTTTCAAACTCTTGTTCAAATGATAATACTTTGTTCATAATGCTTGAATTTTAATTTGTTCATAAAATAGTGAGCGCACAGCCATACTACTGACTGTGCGCCTGTCTAACCAAAAATTCTATCAATTATGAAAATAGGAAAGAGAGCCGGACAATGTTACTTGTCTGGCTCAAACTCTTTTGCACGTCTGATGATATCGGAAATCTGTTCGTGGTCTCGTATAAGAACATTCGCAGTGCCACCATACCAGAAATCGGGCTTGCTGATAATTCCTAACTGGTGAAGTTGTATCATCATTTCCGCACATTCAGCATGATAATTGCCACCAAGATACTTGCGTACCATTTCCGTATTTGTCGTACTTCCACCGTCAGCCACGCAATGAGCAAGCCCCTCAATACTCTTGAAAAGGCGTTGACTGAGGAAGATAGGCTGCTGCTGTTGCTGATCTTTTTTCTGTTGGTCTTCCAAGAACAGAGACGGATTTTCGTGGTTTTCGTATAACTCAGAAAGTTTGTCTCTGTAATCATAGATGTAATTGGTATCAACGTATGCACACTGAACACGGGTAATGTCGGCACCCATGCAGAATAGCATATCTCCGCGTCCTGTCAACTTCTCTGCTCCTATGCGGTCAATGATTACGCGGCTGTCCGTTCCAGTTGTGGTACGGAAAGCAATTCGTGTGGGAAAGTTTGCCTTGATGTTTCCCGTGACGATTGTAGCAGATGGTCGCTGAGTTGAAATTATCATGTGTATGCCAACGGCACGGGCTTTCTGTGCTATACGGCAAATAGATTTCTCCACTTGCTTTCCAGCTGTCATTACGAGGTCGCCGTATTCATCAATAACGGCAACGACGTATGGAAGTTTCTTCTTTGCGCTTATGTTGTACTCATAGATATTTCGTACATTTGCGCTTCGTAAGAGAGAGTAACGCTGTTCCATGACCTGACACAAAGCATCAAGAGTTTGCTCTGCTGATTCAGAATCGGTGCAGATGCTTTCACAGAGTCCGAGGTTGGCGAAGTATGCCTTTGGATAGTTTTCGTAGATGGAAAACTCAACCTGCTTCGGGTCAATCAGCACCAGTTTCAACTCGTCTGGAGTTAGGTGGTGCATGAGAGACATA